TGCATCCTTTCCATATGTTGGGAGTTGCGGGGGTATTTGGTGGAGCTTTGTTCGCTGCTATGCACGGATCATTGGTCACCAGTTCCATTGTCAAAGAGACAAGCGATACTGAATCACAAAACTATGGCTACAAGTTTGGACAATCAGAAGAGACTTACAACATTGTAGCTGCTCATGGATATTTCGGGAGGTTAATCTTCCAATATGCGAGCTTTAATAATTCCCGTTCTCTTCATTTCTTTCTTGCTACTTGGCCAGTGGTTTGCATATGGCTTACCTCCATGGGAGTATCTACCATGGCTTTCAACTTGAATGGATTTAACTTTAATCAATCCGTTCTGGATGCTGATGGTAAGGTAGTTCCTACGTGGGCTGATGTTTTAAACAGAGCTGACCTTGGAATGGAAGTAATGCATGAGAGAAACGCACATAATTTCCCGCTAGATTTAGCGGCGACACCTGAAACAGTAGGTTAATAGTATAGCGGCGACCTGACCTATCATCCTCGCCCAGTACAATTATTCCAACCAAAATGACTACTAACAAATTTGCAACTGAACCTCAAGTAGAAGTACTCGATGTAAATTACATGGAGAATGCTGAACGTGTTAACGGACAGCTCGCTATGCTTGGCTTTATAGCAGCCATTGGTTCTTATATTTTTACTGGACAAATCATCCCAGGTTTATTTTAAAAACAATAACGCCGCGTCCGTTCATCCTTAATTGGACGCATGAAACCACATCATGGAACGGGGGTGTGGTACTATGGAGGAATCAAATGCAGAACACAAAAAAGCAGAGAACCTACAAGTATCGCGGCGTGCCTTACACCAAAACTACTTAAACATTTTTACACATGAAAAACATAGCACTAGCTCTCGCGTCCGCCTTCGTGACCGCTCCTGCTTTCGCCGGACCCTACGTGAACATCGAATCGAACAGTTCCCTATTAGGTACTGATTATAACAGTACTGTAACTGACTTCCATGTCGGTTGGGAAGGGGGCAACGAAAGCTTCGATTACTATATTCAGGGTGGTCCTGCTGTAGCCGCATATGATGGCGAAGACAGTGATACCAGACTCTCTGGTAAAGTTGGAGCCAACATTGCTGCAACTGAGAAGCTTGGATTCTACGGTGAAGTCGCAGTTATAACTGCTGACGAGAGCACCGATGATGACAATTCTTGGGCAACCAAAATTGGTGCAAAGTACAGCTTCTAAATAACATATATCCTTGACCATTGAACTGCTACAGTCCGCTGTAGTAGGTCAAGGATTTTTTTTCACTAGTATGGCGGAACCATACCAGACTCGATTGACTAATAATCATGGCACCTTTTTATTCGAATACAAGTCAAGGTACTATTGCTTACGCTCCTGAAGGTTTTTATAACCAAGGTTTAGTTGTAGCAAATGACACCTCTGACCTAGGCTCAAACACTCTAGCTACACAAGCTGATCTAACTATCCCTCTTGGTGGATATGAAAGAGCAGTAGGTAGATATGTTATTTGGTATGATTCTACCAATACCAACGAACTTAAGTTTCTTGTTAAAACCGTAGCTCAATCTGACGGCTCAACTGCTGTTGCAAGTACAATCTACACACAAGCTATTGCTAGTGTACTAGAATCTACTACTGCTGCAACTGCTGCTGTAGATAAGCTAGAAAGTTCAGGTACTTCATCGACAGATGGTACTGGTGTAGAACTTGAAATCGACATCGGTGCAGATACTACTGGTACACTCCTCACTGTAGACTTTAACGTAGTTGTTACAGCTTCTACAAAGAGTAACCTAGTATTCCAAGCACGTAATACAACAGGAACTGCAAGTGGAACACACCTCTTAGCTGGTTCTCACGTAATGTACAAGAAGTACTAAACTACTTCGGACTGGAGGCACCTCAGAGTCGGACCTCCTTTCCTTTGGCATTGACCCTGTACGCAGGATACTCTTTGCCGTCTAGACGGTGGGAAAGACCACACAATAAATCGATATTTTTTATCCAAGCTTGGAGAGTGTAAACCTTAATCTCTCTATATAATAATGGCTAACGCCACGCAGTCAGTACTTGGTGCCTTAAATAAGGCTGTAACCTCAACTGATGGTTCAGTCGCATATGATACCAAGTATGCAACCTATTTGAAGCTGTTCTCAGGTGAGCTATTCAAAGCTTATGAGTCAGCAACTATCGCACGTGACACCGTGCAACGCCGTACACTTAAGAACGGCAAGAGTCTACAGTTCATCTTCACAGGTAGGATGCAGGCGGCTTACCATACACCAGGAGAACCAATCCTGGGATCCGGTGATCCTCCAGTAGCTGAGAAGACCATCCAATGCGATGACCTTCTCATCTCCAGTGCATTCGTCTATGACCTTGATGAGACTCTTTCTCACTACTCACTTAGATCTGAAATCTCTGCTAAGATCGGTCACGCTCTAGCTGAGGCATATGATAAGAAAGTCTTCCGTACAATTGCACTAGCTGCAAGAGAAGCTCATCCTATCACTGCATCTCCTGGTCCAGAACCCGGCGGTACTCAGATTGAATTGGGTGTAACTAAGGAATATGAAGCACAAGCTCTAGTAGATGCTTTCTTTGAAGCAGCTGCTGTTCTTGATGAAAAGAATCTTCCTAAGACAGGACGTACTGCTGTACTAAACCCACGTCAGTACTATGCTCTAGTATCTCAGGTATCTACAAACATTCTCAACAGAGACTATGGTAACGGACAAGGTAACCTAAACTCTGGTGAAGGTCTTGTTGAGATAGCTGGTATCCAGATCCGTCGTTCTAACAACCTCCCATTCTTGGCTGGTACTGTTAACCCCGTATCTGGTGAGAACAATTCATACAACGGTGACTTCTCAACTCACTGTGGCTTGATCTATCAAAGAGATGCTGCAGGTATTGTTGAAGCTATCGGACCACAAGTTCAAGTAACTGGTGGGGATGTATCCGTTCTTTATCAGGGTGATGTACTCGTAGGACGCCTAGCAATGGGTGTAGGTACACTTAACCCAGCAGGTGCTATTGAACTTACTTCTGCACGTAGCTAATTATGTCTCTCAATCCTGGTACATCTACGACTATAACCAGAGTTAAAGGGAACGGTGCTAGTCTCAGTGGAATCGGTCAAGTTGATCAATCAAAGACCATCAACCCACCTACTCCTTTGGAGTACGGTAGGAAGCACTTGAGTCCTGCTAACATAGGTACAGTCTCTTAATTAATTAAATATTATGGCAGTCCCAACAGCAGTTGGAGAGTACGGTTCTTGTCAAGGTACAGAAACACGTATCTCTCCATCTAAAACAAGTGGTGGTGCAACGCCTTCGGCAGTAGCATCTACTACAAAAAATTTACGTTTAGCATATAGTTCCGTCGGAGGTTCCGGCGTACTAGATACATGCGCGGTGGTTACAGCTCAGCTGCAATAACCATATTCACATAAGGGGGTCTTCGGACTCCCTTTTTTTATTCACAAATATTTATACCTATGGCTTCCACGACAATTGATACCGAGACCGAACTCTCCGCAGTAAACTCAATCCTGGGAGCTATTGGTCAATCTCCGATTACAACGCTAGATGGAAACATTAATCCAGAAGTTTCCTTTGTTTATAATTTATTACGAGATGCTAATATTGATGTACAGAATGAAGGTTGGCATTTCAATACTGAAAAGCATGTGAAATATACACCTGATTCAACAACTGGTAAGATTAGTATAAGTAATGATATATTAAAAATGGATGTTACTGACGGTTGGACTCATAGAGAGTACGACGTAGTAAAAAGAGATGGATACTTATATGATAAATTCGATCACACAGATGACTGGTCAGATCTTACATCCATAAATTTAGATGTAGTAAGATTGTTTTCTTATGAAGATCTACCTGCTCCATTCCAAAGATATATAATATACAAAGCTTCTACACGAGCAGCTACTCAACTTGTTGGTAACCCACAATTAGCACAATTGTTAGCACAACAAGAGGTTATATCTAGAGGTATATGCATTGAGTATGAGTGTAATCAAGGCAACCATTCTATCTTTGGATTCCCTGAAGATACCATCCACACAACTTATCAACCCTGGACTGTATTAAGGAGATAATGGCAGGAATCACACAAAACATCCCTAACTATTATGGTGGGATATCCGAACAACCAGACCAATTAAAGAACCCGGGACAAGTTAAAAACATTATAAATGGAATACCTGATATAACAAGTGGTTTATACAAAAGACCTGGGTCCAAACGAGTAACAACTAACCCTCTTACAAATGTAGCAACTGGTGGTTCTTGGTTTCATTACTATAGAGATGAAACAGAAGGATCATACATAGGTCAAGTCGATACATCAGGGGTAGTTAGGATGTGGAGCTGTGCTGATGGTAGTGAGCAAACTGTTCATTATCATACAGCTGGTCAAGTTTTTGATAGTAGTAATGCAAATCATACAACAATCGCTAATTATTTATCAAAAAATTTATCTACAAATGATCCAGATGAGTTAACCTATACACATATTACTAGTGCTTCATCCGTAAGTTCTGAAGATATACAAGCTCTTACTATTAATGATACAACCTTTTTAAATAATAGAAAGATACCTGTTAAAACTTCTGTTGATACTGCTACCTATGGAAGGTCAGGGAATACTGTTACAGTCACACAACCTGATCACGGGTTAGAAACAGGAGATTCTGTACACTTTAATTTCTCAGGTACTGCAACAGATGGTATTTATACTATCACTAAAACACCTGGTAGCGAAGATACTTTTACCTTACAAGATCCTACAGCAGGTTCAATAGATACAGGTACAGTTGTTACGAAATACACACCTTACACATCACCAAAACCTCACGCTTATGCTGCTTATATTGACCTGTTAAGAGTAGAGAATGGTCGTCAATACTCATTAAATATTTTTAATGCTGCTGATGAACACGAGACTAAAACAGCAACAAGTTTAAAACTTATGCATGTAGCATCTGGTGCTTCAGGTGTTTTAACAAACGGTGGTCTTAATTTAGCTTTAGGTACTGGTGACTGTCCTGGTACTGGTGTACAGGTTTTTACAGGAGAGGAAACAAACCCTACAGCGGTAGCAATAGCTACAAGTCTTGTTAGTACTGGTGCAGATACTATAACTTGGAAACTTCACGGTTTCATTAGTGGTGATACTTTAGAGTATACATCTAATGGTACTAATATGACACATACTTCTTCAACAGATTTTACTGATGGACAGAAAGTATGGGTGATCAGAGTAGATGATGATACTATAAAACTTGCATCAAGTTATAGTAATGCTACTGCTGGTACAGCATATAACATTGATGGTGCAGGTAATAATAATCAAACATTTAAAGATTTAAGTGATAAAAGTAATTTATGTTTCCGTATCACTACACAAGGAGCTACAGCCGGTCCATTCGATGATGATGCTACACATGATGCAGCATCTTATAAATGTGTATACACTAAATCAGTAGATTTATTACATGGAGGTGAAGACTGGAGAGCTGGAGATACGTGTCATGTAGTACTTGATAGTGCTGTAACAAATTATGATTATGTAGTTAGAGTTCAAAATAAAGATACAACAAAAGGTAAAGGTAAATTAATTGCTCCTGATTCAGCTAAAGCATTTACCTATGACGATGCCACGCTCGCTGCAGCCGGTAAAAGTGGTAAAACCCCACATGGAACACCAAGAGGTTTAATTAGACCAGCTCCTACACCATGGAGCGGTGAGACTTCAATAACTTCAGCTGGTGTTCTAGGTAGTATTGTAGATGAAATAAATAAAATTAAATATGATAATGGGGACCTTTATTTTAATACAGAAATAATTGGTACTGGTTTGTACATATCTTCTGATAATAAATTTTCTGTAGAAGTTTTAAATCCTGATTTGATGAGAGTCATGCAGGATGAAGTAAATGATGTATCTGAACTACCTATTCAGTGTAAGCATGGTTATATAGTTAAAGTTGCAAATAGTGCAATATCAAATGAGGATGATTACTACTTAAAGTTTAAGGGTCAAGATGAGATTAACGGTCCAGGTAGTTGGACAGAATGTCCGGAACCAGGTATTGTAAGACAGTTCAACCCATCAACAATGCCTCATATTGTACAAAGACAAGCTGATAACACGTTCCTAGTTAAAAAATATACTTGGGATAATAGAGCTGTTGGGGATGATACCACTAACTATATACCTTCGTTTGTCAGCATAGATGCTGTTCATCCAGATCATACAGATAATGGTGGTACAAAATCAAATGAAAATAGATTTATAAACAAAGTTTTATTCTTCCGTAATCGTCTAACATTTTTATCAAATCAGAATGTTATAACATCTAAGCAAGGAGACTTCGGTCAATTCTGGGCAGATACTGCTTTAACTATTAGCAACTCAGATCCTATTGATATAGCATCTAGTTCAACATTACCGTCAGAATTATTTGATGGTATTGATGTTAATCCTGGCTTGATGGTATTCAGTACTAATGCTCAGTATTTACTAACATCTGATGATACAATATTTAACCCTGATACTGCTAAGCTGAAACGAATTTCATCTTATAGTTATAACAATAAAATACCACCAATTTCATTAGGTACTACAGTTGGGTATGTAGATAGTTCTAATAAAAACAGTAGGTTCATGGAGACTGCGAACGTTGCAACTCAAGGTGAAGCTACAGTTATAGATCAAACTAAAACCGTACCAACATTATTAGCACAAGATATAGATTTATTAACTAACTCTAGAGAGAATGGTTTAGTATTTTTTGGTAAAACAAATAGTGATACAGTTGCAGGATTTAAATATGTAACTATTGGTGACACTAGATTACAAGCATCTTGGTTTAAGTGGAAATTTAATAACCCAATTCTATACCATTTCTTACAAGATGAAGAGTACTATTACCTAGATACAGATAACTTCTTACAAAAAATTAACTTAATACAAGCAACCACAGATCCTAGTCTTGATAAAGATTCGGATAACTACTTACTACATTTAGATAATTATACTACTCTTACTGGTGGTGTTTATAACAGCAGTCTTAATGAAACACAGTTCACAGCTAGTTGGTTATCTAGTGTAACCACTCCAAACGGAGCTTTAGCAATCATTGATGATGATGAAACTGTTACTAGATCTGGTAACTATACTGAACCAACAGTAGATGGTACAACTATCACAGCTTCTGGTGATTGGACTGGTGTCACTGTTCAAGCAGGTTACTTATACGATTATCAAGTTGATTTCCCGAGAATCTATCTATCGAAAAAAGTAGAGAAAGGACAGGTGTCTGATATTAATTCGTCATTAATTTTACATAGAATTAATTTAAGTTTTGGAAAACTTGGTACATATGAAACAGTTCTTACTAGAGTAGGTAAGGATACATATACTGATCTCCATGAATGTTCTGTAGTTAATGATACTGATGCTGATGGTGTTCCTTATATAACTCAAGATATAAAAACCATACCAGTTTATGATCGAAATAAGAACGTAAATATAACACTTAAATCTACACACCCTTCTCCTGCTACATTATACTCAATGTCTTGGGAGGGAGACTATTCACCTATGTATTACCGACGTGGTTAAATTAATTCACCCAATTACATTGGAGGCTGCTATTGATGTAGCCTCTAATCTACGTCCAGAGGACCGGAGAGAGGTCGAAGAAGGTCACGGAGTAGATTCGTATACTGCCATCATTTCTAAAGCACAGGAGGGATCCTGCGTGTACTTCAATATGCCTAACGGCAAGACTGCCGGGATGGCTGGAGTTGAAGAAGATGGACTTATATGGATGTTGACCACTAAAGTTATTTACGATTATCCAATTACATTTGCAAGAGAATCTAAGAGGTATGTAGAACATAACTCAACGAAAACTCTATGGAATATTGCAGATAAACGTAATACAGTACATTTAAAATTACTTAAATTTTTAGGATTTACTTTTGATGAAGAAATCAAACATGGTCCTAATAATCTAATCTTCATTAAATTTTACAAATGATCCAACAATTATTTGACCCTGGAACTGCGCAATATAATCAGCAAGTAAGAGCTTTAAATTCAAAGCGTCTGACACTTGCTATGGCAGCTAATCAAAAATATAGAAATAAAGAACTTGCATTTACACAAGCTAGAGATGCCGCAGGAATGGCAAAAACTTTTGCTGATAGTAATGTAAGAAGTGCTGCTTTACAAAATCAATACAGAGCTTTCCAAGGGTTTGAAGAATTTGCAAGAGTAAGGGCTGGTCAAAGAGGTCCATCTGGTGAAGGGTCTAGAACAGCTGAAATGGGAAGAACCGCAGCATACCAAGCATTATTAGCAAAACGTCAAGATATAGAACATAGTTTAAGGCAGACTTGGGGTGCAGCATATCATGCTAACCTTCATCAAAATGCTGTAAGACAACAAAACCAAGAGATGCGTAATAGGACTCAACTAGGTATGGCACCAACAGCGAAACGTCTGGAAGGTACTAAAGGTACTAACTGGGGTGTAGCCGCATTTAATATGGCTAAGACTGGAATAAGTATAGCATCAGGACTACAAGGTTTAGGTGTGTTTGGTCAGACAAGTAAACAGATACAAGAAGGAGGTGGAAATTACACTCCCACTATGAATTATAGCAATATCTTCGGAGTTTAATTATGGCATTATTCAATCAACCAACACATTATAGTGAAGATGTTACTGCCTTTAATAGCCAAATTGATTCTGAAGCAGCTGAATCGGCTAACTACTATAATGGAATTATAAAAGCTGAATACGCACACCAACAAGCAAACGCTAAATTATTATCAGAACTAGGACCTTTCCTAGGTGATGCAGGTAAATTTATAAAGACTCAAAGAGCTATTAATGCATCTATTGAGGATGATAAAATATTTGAACTTACAGATGAAGAGTTTAATATTAGATATAAAGGTGATGAATGGGAAGCTAAAGAACAAGTAAGTAATAGTATAAAAGCAGAAGAACAGACTGCAGGTACTGAGCTATTAAATACTAACTCTGACCCAATGCTTGCTAAACAATTATTATTAGGTGATCAAGGTCGTGGTAATAATAAACGAATGTTAGTTAGTTTAGCAAATGAATACCCTATGTGGTTAGCTCATGCAGGTGCTAATTATGAAATAACGGTAAATGGGCGTACATTCACAAGAGATAATGCGAGAAGTTACGAAGAATATATGTACGCAACCAAAGCTATCAGACGTATGTGGTTTGAGCAAGCAGCAGGGACTGAAGATAATCCTACAAGTTTCTATGAAAGACGTAAATACCTCCATCAAGCAATGCGTCAAGCAGAAGCTAACGCTGCTACTAAATGGACTACAGCTCAAACTCAAGCCATTGAAACAAATGCAAAATTAAGACGTCAAGATGATTTAAAAATTGATATCAACCTTAGAGGTGGTATAGCAGTTGAAGAACATATTAATACTTATGTAGGTGCGTTAGGTGGTTATAGATCTGCACGTCAAAAAACCTTTATTGAGATGGGTGAGATGGCTGAGGTAGGTCAAATTTCCTATGAAACAGTTGAAGCAATAGGTGAGCATTATATATTAGGTCGTGATGGGAATTATCATCAAATTAAAAAATACTGGAAAGAAGACTTTGAGAAATTAAAACAAAAGTCTGTAATTCATCTAGTAGGTAAATACGACTCCGAAAATAATAAAGAAAAAGCTGATATCTTAGCTTACACACTTAACACATTAAAGAATTTAGATAATCAAGAAGGTCCGGTTACAGAAGGTCAACTAGATGACATAGTTGATGATTTTAAAGAGCGTTGGCCAGGACGTCAAATACCTAGTAGAGTAAAAGACTACTATACAATACAAGATGAACAAGACGATGGAATCGAGAAGAGACTGTTTAGAAGATGGCGTAATCAAGAACAACTAACAACTACAGATATACAAGGTATTACAGATCAAGCAACATATGAAAAGTGGAGAGGTAGAGTTAAAACCTCCAGTATGGAAGGGTTAAGCTCTGCTGATGTAAATAGAAGAGACGATCGTATTGAAACTCACGTCAATGCGTATACAAGAGAAACTCATGGTTTAACAAGTAAAACAGATAAGTGGAAAGCTAATGTAGAAAATGCTACTGTATTTTTTAATGATGCATATAGAGGTTACATAAAAGCTCACCCTGATAACCCAGGTGATGCATTTAAAAAAGCTTGGAATGATACAAAAAATGAAATAGATAGTGGTGCTTTTGATCAGTATGATAAATATGTAACACCTTCAAAAGATGAAACAGCTCTTCAATTATCTAGAACTCTTGACGAAGTAGCTAAAAACCCTTCTCTTATCAACACTACTGTATTGTCTGGAACTGAAGATGCTTTAAAACAAGCTGTAATAAAAATAGAAACTGGAAGAGGTGATATACCTGGTGTATATAGGCTAATAGCTAGTCGTATGAAAGCGAATGAATATGGAGTCAGACCGTCTCCTTATCAAGTAATGGCTACACAAGTTGCCTTAGCACAGGCTCAAGATGGGGAAAAAGTTTCTACAATTGAACCGGCTAAAGTAGATGAAGATGTAAAAAATCAGGTAAAACTAGAAGATCAAAAATTATTATTAAATAAACCTAGTCAAGGTAGAACTAATAGAGTTATACTGAATGCTGAAAGATTAGATTGGTACTTAGATAATATTAAAACAACTGAAGATTATGACTCTATATTAAGCCCAACTGGTGGAGATGCTCATCTTGATAAACCTTTAACTGAACATACTATTGAAGAGGTTGTAGAATTATTAGAGAAAGGATATACAGTTCCTGGTGCCTACGGATTCTCACCTACTCTTTTATTAAGAGGACTTCAAGCTACAAATTTACCTGATGATGCACCATTCAGTGTAGAGGTGCAAAATTTAATAGCATTTCATGTGAATAGATCAGTAGCTTATACAGGAGGTATTTATTCTGATACATATAATGCAGGTCCCCCAGTAGAGGTACCAGAAGATACATCACCATTCAACAGCCCCGAGAACATACTGGAACTATTACGCGAATATGTGGTAGTGGGGCAGTAACTCACTAATTTACTATGGTAAAACAATGCCCGAATATCCAATTGGCATAGATCCAACGACAATCGATACTGGTGGATTAGCATCTGATGCTGCAGAAATCGAACAGACGGTGGAGGAACACAGAAAACGAAGAGAAGCTGAATCTTTAGCTTCTCAACAAGAACAAGCAGCTGATGCACAAGCGTTAGCTGAACAACAAGATCCACGAAATGCTAAGCAATGGGGTGTAGGTGCTGTAGCTAAAGAGCTCTCTTCTGCTGTAACAGGTGGTATAACCTCAGCAGCAGGTTCTGTAGCTACCTTCCCTGAACGTACTGTTGATGCATTATCAGGGGAGATGGCAGAAGTAGGTGTTAAAAACTACCGACCTGATTGGAACCCATTTGTTGACTATGATAACCCCATTGAAACCAAAACTTGGTGGGGTGATTTATTAAAGAACGGTATACACTTTGGTGTATTAGCCGCAGGTACCGTAGCCGCTGCACCTTTAATCGGTAAAGCAGCTATAGTAGCAGGAGGTGCTAGAGCAGCATCTGCTGTTGCATGGGGTACTAGAGCGTTATCTAATAACTGGATCAGAGCAGCTGCAGTTGGTGCTGTATCTGATGTAATTTCAGAGCAATCAGATAAAGATAATGCATTAGGTACTTTACGTGATAGATACGGATTTATAGATACTCCTATTAGTACTAATGATGATGACCATCCCGTCGTTTACAAACTGAAGAATGTAGTAGAAGGCATGGGAATCGGTACTATAGCCGATGGTGTCTTCCGTCTATTAGGTAAAGGATCAAGTAAAGTAATCAATAAAATTAAAGCAAGGAATAAAAGTGTAGCAGATCAAACCGTTGAGATGGGAGCTACACAGTTAGAATTTCCTGGCTTTGGTGGTTATAAGAATAAACCTATAGCTGACCCATGGCAAGGTTCTCCAACATCCAAAACATCAATAGATGAAACTATCCAACTTAACAAACGAGTTAATAGGGAGTGGGGTGCTGAAGATGGTTCAATAGGTTCAGTCACTACACCAGCCCAGCTAAGACGTTGGGACTTAGATGGTAAAGAGCTAGACAATATAGCTAAAGAGCTTCTTAGTTCTGATAGCTACCAAGCTGCTCAACGTAGAATTAAATCTGGTTTAAGTACTATGGAAGAGGAGTTCAATGAGTCATTTGAGATGGCTGCTAGAACTCTACAAGGACGTAATCCTATTGATGACACAGCTGAACAGTATTGGAGTGAATTTACTAAAGAATTCGATACCGTAGAAGGTATGGACAACTGGCTCTCTAAAAATGTAGTTGCAGCTGATTTAGTTATTGGTTCACTATTAAAAGAAGTAAGAGACTTAGGTATAGCAGGTAGGGAGCTAGCAGATATAGCAGACCTAGGTGATATAGATGGACCTGCTGCAGCTGTTATTGATAAAATAATGGTAGGTTTAACAGAGGTCAAAAGATCTAGGATACTCTCATCTAAGAAACTGAGAGATTTAAACCTAGGTAATGATGCAAAACAGAAATTAGTTAAACAAACTTTAGCAGAAGAAGTAGCTAAATCTAGAGAATCAATCAAAACTATCCTTAAGTTAGCAGATGATGATGATGATTTAATGAAAGCACTCTTTGAAGTATTCTCAACCATGAAAGATGTCAACAGTATGGATGACTTCGATGCATGGGCTAGAGCGACTATTAAAGGAGGAATGGTTGACGGTAAAATAAGAACAGGAGTTGCTATTAGAGAACTTCAAGGTGTTATGATACATAGCGTTTTAAGTGGTCCTAAGACTCCTATGAGAGCGATTATGGGTACAAGTACCGCAACGTTCTTACGACCCCTTTCTACAGCCATTGGAGCCACAATGAGGTATCCTTTTACTGGAGATAGTGCTACTATTAAATCAAGTATGGCATCATTAAATGCTATGATGCAAGCAGTCCCTGAAAGTTTTGATTTATTTAAGACAAAACTCAATTCATATTGGAGTGGTGATGTCTCCACAATTAAGACTCGTTTCTCTGAAATAAATAGAGGTAGTGAAAGATGGGAATTACTAAGACGATGGGCTGAAAGTGATCAAGCTACTTGGTCCGATCGTATGGCTTTCCAACTTGGTAATATGGCAAGATCTATGAATGATAATAGTCTTTTTACCTATTCTACTAAGTTAATGGCTGCTACTGATGATGCTTTTACTTATATATTAGGTAGAGCTAAGGCTAGAGAAAAGTCAATGCGTTATGCATTAGATCTTCAAGGTCAAGGTAAGTTACCTGAAATTACACCGGATGTCTTACGTACTTATGATGATAAGTTTTACGGTGAAATCTTTGATGCTAATGGTAATATAATTGATGATGCTGTTAATTTTGCTAAACGTGAAGTTACTCTCACACAAGATCTAACAGGATTTGCCAAAGGACTCAATGATGTATTTGAAGCTACTCCTTGGGCTAAACCATTTTTCCTATTCGCTAGAACAGGTGTCAATGGTCTTGCTCTTACAGCAAAACATACTCCAGGTTTTAATTTCCTGGTCAAAGAGTTTAATGATATAGCTTTTGCTACAATAGATAATCTAGATGATGTAGCCAAATATGGTATTAACACAGCTGAAGAGTTAGCAAATGCTAAGGCTTTGCAAACAGGTCGCTTAGCGATAGGTAGTGGTCTTATCAGTATGGGTGCATGGTCATTTGTCAGCGGTAACTTAACAGGTAATGGTCCAACAGATAGACAGAAACGACAATTATGGATCGATTCTGGTTGGCAGCCACGTAGTATTAAGTTAGGGGATGTATGGGTTAAGTATGATTCTATGGAACCATTTAACCAAATCCTTTCAACTATTGCTGACATAGGAGACCATAGTGAATTAATGGGTGAAGAATGGACAGAGAATCAACTATTGTCGACGGCATTAGTCATCGGTCAAGGTGTTGCAAGTAAGTCCTATCTCGCTGGTTTACAACAGTTTGTTGATTTGTTTGCTGGTCGTCCAGGTCAGACAGAACGTATTGTCGCAGGCTTAATGAATAACACAGTACCATTAGCTGGATTACGGAATGAACTAGGTAATTTGTTTAATCCTCATATGCGTGAACTGGGTTCAGGTATAGATCAAGCAATTAGAAATCGCAATAAATTAAGTGAAGCTCTGCCAGGTGCGGATCTTCCAATTAAATATGATATGCTGAATGGTCGACCCATCAGAGATTATGACTTCATGACTAGAATGTTTAATATGTTCAGTCCAGTCCAGTTTAACCTAGACCAAGGTCCAGGCAGACAGCTACTCTTTGATAGTGGGTATGACTTACGTATGTCAACTTATTATTCACCTGATGGATTAAGTTTAAGAGAATCACCAGAAGTTAGATCTATGTATCAAAAAGCAATTGGTGATCTGAATATTGAACGGAAACTAGATAAACTTGCTGAAGATCCAAGGGTACAAGAATCCTTAAGATTAATGCAAGGTCATATAAGATCTGGCATGAGAGATCATGATGCTAGTCTTTATTTCCATAACAAAAAAATAGCAAATATATTCGATAGGGCTCGTAAAGAAGCTTGGGCTACCATCCTCCAACAACCTGCTGTACAAGACCTAATCGAAATTGAAAGACAAAAGAATATTAGAGATTTTAAAATTGAAAAACAATCTAGGAATTTAGTTCCTGTTCTCTCAATGTACAAATAATTATGGCACTAACTGAACATACGTATAGTGGAGATGGTACAACTACTGAGTTTGAATACACTTTCCCAACCTTACGAGATACTGATGTTAAAGCTTCTGTAGGTGATGTTGCTGTCACAGCTTTTAGTTTATTAACAGGTCCTACAAGAGTTAAATTTGACACTGCTCCTGTATCAGGTAGTAGTAATGTAAAAATATATAGAGAAACAGCTGTTGAAACTGCTTGGGCAGTCTATTCAGCTGGGTCTTCTATTAGAGCTAAAGATCTAAACACAAACCAAGATCAGTTCCTTTATTTTGCACAAGAAAATAAAAACGGAACATCTGGTACAACATCAGGCGCAGAAGATTTAAATATTTATAAAGTTACTGATAGCACTTATGGTGCTGCTGGAAATGGAACAACAGATGATACTGCTGCAATACAGAAATGTATAACAGCAGCTGCTGGTAATGGAAGAGTATACTTACCTGCTGGTACTTATCTCATTTCAGACACCTTAACAATACCTAGTAACTCCTTCATTTATGGAAATAGTCCTGATACTACTGTGATTAAAATGTCACCAGCTACGGCTCGTGAAGTGACATTAATGAGAACAGGTACTAGATCAACCACTAGTGATGGAACTAGAACCACAGATGGTGTAAGAAACTATATCACTTTAAAAGACTTTAAACTTGATGGTAACTGTGATACTGCTCATACTGATGGTGTTCTTAGAAAAAACAACAGAGATGTAACTAAGAAAACATTAGATAGTGAGGGTAACGAGACAGATCAATACCTAGTTTGGGGTGATAACCTTTCTATTTGTAACAGTAATTATGTGAAAGTTGAGAATGTACACTCTGTAGATCCATTTAAGCATTGCTTTGATGTAACATCTCCACGTTATCAGAGATCCCCAGTAGGTACTTATGCAGTTACATATGACCCTGAACCTTCATCTTATGTATGGTTAGATAAATGCTATGCTAGTGGTTCTGGTGACGATAACATCACTACTCACTACTCACATCATATATGGATAAGTGATTGTCTATCAGAAAATACTAAAGGACACTACGTTAATACCAATGCTAACTGCTATGAAGTTGATGATGGTAGTAGTTTTGTATTTTTATCTAATAACGTAGCTAAAAAAGGTGTAAGAGGTCTGCAAATTAAAGGTCATAACTACGCACCTGCTCCGTTTAACGTAACTGTTGATGGTTTAAAAATTCTAAACTGCACCCGTGGTATAGATGTCAGACACTCTGGTTGGAAAGGAAAAGATGATAGAACAAATGCTATAGATGAAGATGGTACAACTGAAGCAGTAGATGAAGAAGGTAATGCTATTGAATTTACTGGTGCCAGTGCTACTGCACGAAATGTTATATTAAATAATATTGACATTATAGCTCCTTTAAATGGAAGAAGGCAAATTAACCAGTATCCACGTAAAGCTACGTTAGAACCTCATGAAATACATACTTATCTTGCTCATAGTGGGATAACAATTAGTTCTTATGAAAATGTTAGTATAAGTAATTTATTAATTAGTGATGGTAGAGATAACGAGAATACTGAAATAGAAGAGGTTAATGTAGTACATTCAGGTACATATAGCTCTGCACCTACTATTACTATTGGAAATGCATGGCAAACAAGTACAGCTTATGCTATAGATGATCAAGTTGTTGCTAACGATAAAGTGTATACTGCAACAACTGCAGCTACATCAAGTGGTAGTACTGCCCCATCTCATACTTCTGGTACTGTAACTTCTGGTGGAATTGCTTGGGAATATGCTGGAGTACAAGCTACAGCAACTGCTACATTAGGCACTGTATTTGAAGGGCGTAACGCTACTGCTTCTAAGACTGGTGTATTAACAATAGCTGTAACTAATAAAGGTAGTGGGTATAATAGTATTCCTACAGTACATTTCACTGCTGGTTCTGGTAGTGATACTGCAGCTGCAACAGCTCACCGTGGTAC